GGTTTTCCTGCAACTGGTCGCGCAGTTCTTTTGCGGTCAGCAGCGCCGTCGAGTGCTTCTGGTAGCCAATGGTTGCAGGCACAGCAAGCTGGGTCGAGTCTTTGAAGTTGGACGTAGCGTCCGAACCGTCAAACGACTGTGCGATGTAGGGTTCAGGGCGCCAGATGGTGTCCGACGAACGCTCCATCTGTTGACCATTGGTGTTATACTTGGTGACCAACGACGACAAGACCAGCGCGTCGTTAAAGCCGGAGAGGATGTCTTCGAACGCTACGCGCTCTTCTTTAGAAAACGAGTTTGCCATTTGGCGTGTCCTTTATGAGATTACGCTGATTGCTTCTGCTTTTTATACTGGGTCACTTTCGTGTAGTTCCCAGTGCGTTCAGCTTCTGCTCTCAGCCGTTCTAGGGTGCTGTCTACCGTTCCAGAAGGACGGCCTGTGCCGCTTAACTTCTTTTCCGGCGTGGATGACGCCTTGCGATTCGTGACTTTCAAATTGGTCTCCAACTTGGCCACCGCAAAGGCGAACTTTACGGGATCGGTGATTGAGGCAAGTTCCTTCGCTTTCTTTGGGTTCTTGCCCAGAGCATAAACGAGCAAAGCGGGGTTCTCCGCACCTTGCACGATCATCCCCTGCTGCATGACGCTTAGGGTGTCTTGGACAACTTCTTCTGCAAAGTCATAGTCCTTGACCTTCAAATCTGCCTTCGCAGAATGATACCCTTCCAGCTTCTTCTCCCATCCCTTCTGAACAGCTTCCTGTTCAGCCTTGACGGATAGTTGCCTGTCGTCATGCTGGCGCTTCTTTTCATACCACGCCGCAAGTGCCGTCTCATAACGCTCGGTATCGTAGTCAACCGAATCTAACGTGGGCTTTTGGCCTAGCGGCTGTTGCGCGGGTTGTGTCCGCTGCTCTAGCTGCTGCACCTTCTGCTCAAGTTCTTTCGCTCGACGCTTTTCCTCACGATACGATTTGCGAAGATCACGCACCCAAGTGGGAGCGTTAACTTCCTTCTCGTCTTCGGGGTCAGGCGATTCCCCATCTATGCTGACAACGACATCATCCGCTTCGCCCTCAGTGTCGAGTTCTTCCTCTTCAGGTTCTTCGACTTCCGGCTGCTCAACTTCAAACTCGTCGTCTAGTTCTGCCTTTTCTTCGTCCATTCGATCCTCGTTCAATTCTCACCCATTAGAATGTGCGGCTGGGCGGTTGCCGCATTCCGGGCGATACCACTTCTTGAAGTGCCTTCGCCGTGTTCACTACGTTTTCGCGCTCTTTCTGCTGGATGCCAGCGAGCGTCTCAACGGTCTTGGCTTTGGTCTCTTCAGCCCGTGCCAAGGTATATGTTGTGTTGGCCTGCGCCTGACCTGCTTTGGCCTGCGCTTCCATTGCCGCTGCTTGCAGATACTGCGCCTGCGGATCGGGTGCTTGCTGCGACTGCGCCTGTTGCAGTTCCTCCAGCAATGCCTGCTGTTCCTCTGCGGTCGGCTTAACAACGCCCATCTTGATCAGACGGTTGCGGAAGAAGTCGCGCACATCAGAGATGCCTTCGCCTTCCATGTTCAGCATCGCCATCGAGCCAAGCACTTGCTGTGTCTCTGGATCGATTGCCAGTTGCATCATGCCCATCAGCGACCGAACAGTGGCAGCGCGTCTGGATTCAGACGATGGCCCGACCTCAACTGCAACGTCAAACTTGGCTTTGCTCAGATCGTTCTCATATTCCACTGCGCCTGTCTCTGGGTTCAGCACAGGCTTGGCAAGTTCGACTGTGGACATCTGGCCCTGCGATCCGATGCCCTTTAGCTTGCGCCCCGATTCAACCATGACATCGCGCGACATCGACAGCCAGATTTCACCGCAGCGCTTGATCGCCTTGGCCATGTTCGACATGTAGATATAAGTCTGCATGTCGATCTTGCTTTGGATCAACTCCACAGCCTTGCCAGAGATGTTGGAAACCATCTGCTCACCAGCCTGCTGGTTTCCCAACAGGTCGCTGATGTCTTGCTCGGTGATCTGCAATAGGCCAGCCAGTGCGGGCGGGATCTGCGGCGGCTTGGTGTAAGCCACCGGGCCAGCCAGCGCTTCGTTGCCGTTCGCATCCGTCATCGTGTTGATCAGCAGATACGGATAGTTTTTCAGGTTGTCCTCGGCCCACATCACCTCATAGCCAGCGACTTGCTCGGCTGCGAAGATCGGCTTTTCGGTCGTGGACAGCGCAGAGATTTCGCCCAACTTGGATAGCTGCATGTTCTTGAGGCGCTGCGCATCCTTGGCCATGCGAACGTGGCCCATGCAGCGCTCGATGTTGTCGATATACCAACGCTTGCCATAGACAGGCACAATCGGGATTTCAGTGCCAGCGATATAGCCGCTGTCTTCCAAGATGCCGTTGCCGCTCATGATATACTTATGCACCTTGCGGCGTTTCACACGCTTCTGGCGCACCTCGACCTGACCCGTGGCCGTCAGCATGTTCTCGAGTTCTGGATCGTCAGCGAAGTCTTTCTCGCTGTAGCGGGTTTCCTCGCCGTCGATAGATTGGAACGTGCGGATCAGTTCCGATGCTTCCTCAACGCGGAAAACCTCGGCGATGAAGATCATGTCAGGCGTTGACCAATCAAATTCATTCTGGTGAATTTCGTGCGGCCATGTGTCTGGATCGTCGTTAAACTCTTTACGGTAGGAATCCCGCGTCATCGAGGTCAACACAAAGCACACCTTCGCGTCAGACTTGTCTTGGCGCTTGGCGTCTAGATCAAAGAACACGGTTGTGTCAGCGTCATAGATCGGTTCAATCCGAATGCGCTGGTTTTCGTTCTCTTCGTCATACTCGTCTTCGTATTCAGTGCGCAGACGGAATGCACCAAAGCCACCGCCCACCGCTTCCTCAAAGGCGTTGTCATAGGCTTCATCTGCACCGCTGTCCTGCTCATCTGCACGGAACAGCATGTCGCAGGTGTCGGCCAGCTTATCGTCTGACGTGCCGTCCTTGCTAACGAAGTCCACCGTGATGCGGTTGTTGCGATATTCGTTGATGATCCGCATCACCGACAAGTGGATCTTGTTCACCTCGAAGCGCGGCTTGTTGTTGAACTGCTCCGCAAGGTTGCCTTCCCACTGCGCCCCGGCGATGGAATAAAAGCGGCGGTCCTCAAGGCATTGCAGACGGCCTTCACGCATGGCGCTTTGAATGTCGTCGAACTCTTGCAGCGCATCCTGATGCACTGTTGCAAGGCGTTCGCTTCTGGTCATTCTTGCCACGGCAGTTCCTCGCAATTCATTTCGCGCCATTATAGGCGCTTTTGGCGGATAAAACAATCACCTTGCCATTGGCATCATTGTGACCACTGGCCGGGCCTTTGGCTTCTGCTGTGCGTTGGCCCGCCGCGCACCTTCTAGAGCATAGCGCACCGCGTCGATCACATGGTTGTCGCGGTCTTCCAGCACGGGAAGAATCTTGCCCGTCATCTGATCGGTCTTGAAACTATACAGCGTCAGTTCGTCAATTGTGTGCTTGCAGCGTGGGTGAACAACGATGTCAAAAGACTTCAGCCACTCGATGCCTTCCTCAACAGACTTCGCGCCCTTGACGGCTGATTGTATCTTAGGAAAGCCGTTCTTGCGCATGTGGCTGATTGTCTCAGGCCGCGCACTGTCAGCCACCATAGGCCATTTCTCAGCCTCTGGAATGGACATGAACAGCGATGGCGTGTCCACGATCTCGCAGCCAACCTGATAAGCCTCATAGTCGATATATAGCTTGCGGCCTATGATGTGGCAGCGCACGCAGACTGTCGGATCGGTTGCAAAGCCCCAGTCTGCACCAAGGCGATGGATGGCATCAGGTGGCGCGTCGAAGTCCTCGATCACCCAATTCTTAAACACCCGCGTTTCGCTGTTGCGAACATACTGGCCCTTCCAGACGTGCAGATATTTATCTGGGTCGCGCCGCAGATCATATTCCATCTCGTCGCGTAGAACGTCAGGAAACCACGGGTTCTCGGAATAGTTGACCTCGACCACGATGCTGTCGGTCGGCGCGTTATTGCCACGCAGCAGCGTCTCAACTGGATCATCCTCATAACGTGGGTTCCAACTGAACAGCAGTTGCGAGCCTGGCTTGCGAATTGTCGGGCGCAGTAGGTCTAACGAAAACTGGCTGATCGACTGCGCTTCTTCCACCCAAGCGATGTCAAATCCCTCAAGCGACTTGATGCTGTCGGCTGTGTGGTTTTGCATCCCCTGAAAGATGATGACACCACCGTGCGGGCATTTGATCTCGGCCTGCTGCACTTCGAACATGTGCCCAACGCCAAGTTCTTGGATTTTGTTCTCGATCAGCTTTTTGACGGATTGCTTGAGAGACTTCTGCACCTCACGAACACAAACCACATCTGTGCGCTTCATCACGCAGCGCTCAACGATCCATTCCGCAAAGAATGTTGACTTGCCAGAGCCACGCCCACCGAATGCGCCGATGTAGCGGGCGTGTTCTTTTTTGAGGATTGGCACAGCCCAGCGAGGCGTGTTGATGTTTAGGTTCATTACTGAGCCTTAAATACCTTCTTCTTCTGGGCTTTGAGACAATAGCGCAGCGGATGACATTAGGGCAATCATCCAAGTCGGAGCGTTGGCGCGTCGAGCGGCTTCAATCATTTCCTTGGTGACCTTTATGTCCTTTAACGTGTCACGGGCAAACCCTAGCGCAGAACGTCGGCCAAATCTGTCTTCCATTTCACGAAATGTCGAAACAAGATCAACGACAAGAGGCGTGACAGGTTGCTTTGCGCGCTTAGGGCTTCCCTCAAATACTTTATATGCTGGGCTTGTCAGTTCAAGGCCGCCGCCAGTTCCCTTTGCACGAAGTTCTGCCGCTAAATCAGGGAATGTCAGCGCATATGGTATGCCACGGCCTTGGCCAGTAAGCGTTCTTGCAGCACCGACCTTATCGACGCCAGCCTGATATGTTAACGACTGATCGGGCGTTGTGCGGAATGCGCCACGCTCAACGTCTGGGGTAAACCCGCGATAGCCTGTTGATCCCCAATCCATGCCAATCTGGGCTTCGTCCATCATCGCTGCGCGAGCATCGGAAACTTTTGGCAGACCCATCTTTTGGAGATTTGCCTTATCCAATCCCTTTAGAAGTGCCGCACGCTGCGTGCCAGTCGGAAGACTAGCCACATACTCATCAAAGTAGCCCGGTGTTCCAATGCTCTTGAAGTCTCCAAATGGGTATATTGTTTCGCTGTATTTGACTTCTTGCCCATCAACGATCTTCTTTTTTACCACAGACATACCAACGCTACGGATAGCTTCGTCAATTGTGGGAATGTTCTTTGTGGCGATTGGAGCGCCCTTAAGCATCTGGCCAAAAATCTGCGAGGTTGGAACAGCAAAGTCAGGCGATTGTTCGCCCATCAGCAAGCTGATGTAGAATGGGTCTTCAGTTTTGCTTGCCTCGTTGAGTTTGCTGGATGTAGCAGTTTGCGCACCAGCATATCCCTGCCCGGGGCGATCCATATATTGGAAGCCGCCCTGTGTATCGATTGGGGTCTCAAAAACATCTTCG